ATTAACAAAAGGTAGAAAATTACCTTGTAAATCAGCTTTTGGTGGTATCAAAAGTGTGCTATTTGCAGACTTTGGAACGATTGCTAGTGTTGCAACAGTTGATTCAACAGGAATATCTACAATAACAAACGGTTCTCCTGCACCTGCTTGGTTTCAGTATGATGTAAAAGGAAATTCTAGTTTAGAAACTACTGTAACAAGTAGCAGAGAAAACGGAACAACTTTCTACACACAAACATTAAATTTGACATTAACATTTTTAGACGGTCAAACTAACTTAGAATTACAAAGACTTGCACTTGCTAGACCATATGCAGTAGTCGTTGATTACTATGGAAATAGCTTTTTATGTGGATTAGAAAATGGAATGGAAGTAACAGGTGGAACTGTGGTAACAGGAGCAGCAGCAGGAGATTTAAGTGGGTTTACTCTAACATTTGAAGGAATGGAAGAAGATGCACCTTTATTTTTAAACGCTACACCTACAGCATCAGCAGTAGCACCAATCGACCCAACACCAGTAGGAGTTCCTGCATAATAATTAGTTTTTTTAGTGAGAAAATCAAGCATCCTTAATGGGTGCTTTTTTTTTGCTTGAATGATTGTACAAATAATGCTAATTCTTACGTTATATAGGTAATGATTATATTAACAACATCAGCACAGGCACAAACACTTTCAATTATTCCTAGACAGTATGATGATAGTGCTTTTACTATGTCTATTAGGGATGATAGTACAAATGTTACTAAATTATATCAAAATTTATCAGGTACAACAGTAGGTAATTATTTAACATTTAACAATGTTTTTAATCCTATTTTAGTTGAAGCACATTTTTTTGATTTATATATTTATATTGATTATAATTTTTGGAATACTAATAATAGTTTTTGGAATCTTTATGATGTTTTATGGAATGTAGATAGTGATTATAAAGAAGATATATATAGAGATAGAATATTTTGTACAGATCAAGATATAGATCAATTAAATGATAATGACCATTATCAATTAAATAAAGACCAATATACACACTATAATGGCTATAATAATGATTACTTTGTAATATGAAAAAAACAAGATTAAGAAATAGTAAAGGGCAATTTAAAAAAGCATCTAAAGTATCAGAATTTGGTTTTGTAAACCTAAGCACATACACAAGTCCAGAAATTAAAGAAGTTAATGGTGAAGATTGGATAGAATATGGTGCTGATAATAACTATTTCCAGTATTTAATTGACAGATACAATGGCAGTCCTACTAACAATGCTGCTATAAATGGTATATCACAAGCAATTTATGGTAAAGGTATAAATGCAACTGATGCAAACAGAAAGCCTAATGAGTATGCACAAATGATTTCTTTATTTAAAAAAGATGTTGTTAGAAAATTATCTTATGACCTAAAACTAATGGGGCAATGTGCAGTACAAATAATCTATTCTAAAGATAGAAAAAAAATTGCTCAATTAGAACACATACCAATTGAAACATTAAGGGCAGAAAAATGTAACGATGATGGAGATATTCCTGCTTATTATTATTTTAAAGATTGGGCAAACATTAAAAGAAGTGATGAACCTTTAAGAATACCTGCTTTTGGTATGTCAAAAGAAAATATAGAAATATATTACATTAAACCTTATAAGTCTGGTTTTTATTATTATTCACCTGTGGACTATCAAGGTGGTTTACAGTATGCAGAATTAGAAGAAGAAGTATCTAACTATCATTTAAACAACATAATGAATGGTTTAGCACCTTCTATGCTTATAAATTTCAATAATGGTACACCTAATCAACAAGAAAGACAATTAATAGAATCTAAGATAGCTAGAAAGTTTTCTGGAACTAGTAATGCAGGTAAGTTTATACTTGCGTTTAATGATAATAAAGAAAGTCAGGCAGAAATTACTCCTGTTCAATTATCTGATGCACATAATCAATATCAATTTTTATCAGAAGAAGCTACAAAAAAAATAATGGTAGCACACAGGATAGTAAGTCCTATGTTATTAGGAATTAAAGATCAATCAGGTTTAGGTAACAATGCAGATGAAATTAAGACAGCATCTTTACTTATGGATAATACTGTTATAAGACCTTTTCAGGAACTTTTAATAGATTGTTTTGATAATATACTAGCATACAATGATATTGCTTTAAACCTGTACTTTACAACCTTACAACCACTAGAATTTACTGAAGTGGATAGTTCAATACAAGATAAAGAAGATATTGAAGAAGAAACAGGTTATGAATTTAGTAAAGTAGAACTAAAAATGATTGATGGTCAAAAGGCTTATGACACAAAAGAAGAAGCTATAAAAGTTGCAGAAGAAAAAGGATGTGGTGGATATCACGAACACGAAGTAGAAGGTGTTGTTTATTATATGCCTTGTGAATCACATACAGAACTTAAAGCACCTTGTTGGGATGGTTACGAACAGATAGGAACTAAAATGAAAAATGGAAAAAAAGTTCCTAATTGTGTTCCGTTGTCAGAAATGAAATTAACAGAAGAAAAAGAACTTCAAGAATTAACAGACCAATTGTCAGAATACGGACAAGATGAAGCTGACCTTTTAGAAGATTATGAATTAATTGATGTTTCTGAAGTTGATTATGAAAATGATGATAAGCAAGATAAATTAATAGAAGAATTAAATGAAGAAAAACCAAAACAATCTACACTTAGTAAAATAATTAATTTAGTAAGAACAGGACAAGCATTTCCAAATAGAAAATCTGCACAAGATGGAGTTACTAAACAAACAGGATTACAAAGGTTTATGGTTAGGTATCAATACGCACCATTAAAAGTAGATAATGATGGTAGAAAGTTTTGTAAAGCAATGGTTAGAGCCAAAAGAATATACAGAAAAGAAGATATTGAAAAAATGTCTAAACAACCAGTTAATCCAGGATTTGGTGTTAAGGGTGCTGCAACTTATTCAATTTGGTTAGGTGATGATAATCTAAATAAATGTAATCACGAAAAATTATATAAAGGTGGTGCACGATGCCAACACAAATGGTTTAGAAAAACATATATGCTAACATTAGATGGTGATAAATCTTTAGTAACAACAACTAAAGCTAGGTCATTAGGTTTTAAATTTCCTATAAATGACCAATTAGTACCAGTTGCACCAAAAGATATGAAATACAAAGGTTACACAAAGGCATATTGGGATAAAATGGGTTTTGGTAAAAAGAAAAAGAAAAAATAAATTATGGCAACAACACTATTTATAAATAGAACTGATTTAATTAGAAATTCCATAATGGATGGAAATGTTGATACAGATAAATTTATACAATTTATAAAATTAGCACAAGAAATTGATGTACAGCAAATAATTGGAACTAATATGTACGATGGTTTAACTGCTGCAATACCTAATATAGATCAACCTGCTAATTCAAGGTGGAAAATAGTTCTTAATGATTATGTTGTTCCAATGTTAATTTGGTATGCACAGGCTTCATATTATCCATTTGCTGCATATCAAGTTAGAAATGGTGGTGTGTTTAAACATCGTTCAGAAAATGCTGATACTGTGTCAAAAACAGAAGTAGATTTTTTAGTTGAAAAAGCCAGAACAAATGCAGATTGGTATTCTAGGAGATTTATTGATTTTATGGCATTTAATCAAACGACATATCCAGAATATACAAATAATGTAAATAATGATTTATATCCAAGTAATGAAGCAACATTTAATGGGTGGGTATTATGAGTTATAAACCAAAAAGAAAAAATATAGAAAAATTAAAAGTCTTTCTAAAAAAAATAAACAATAAAATAAAAAAATCAAAGAATGGCAACTCTATTTAATACTAAAATATCAGTTACATATCCTGGTCTGTTAAAGACTATTGATAATGCAGCATTAAGTGCAACCCTAAAGGAATTGACAGATGGTTCTGGAAACCAGTCAGGTCTTTACTTAAACACAGCAGGTGATTTTAAAGTAACTGCTATTTTAGAGTGGGGATCTTTGAAAGACACAGGCACAGGGGTTACTATAACACAATTTGTAACAGCAGCAAACGGAATACAAAACTTTAACAATGATACTACTGTACCAACAAGTGCAGCAGTTAAATTATATGTAGATACTAAATTTTCATCAACAGATACTTTAACAGAAGTTTTAGGATTTGGCAATACAACAAGTGGAAAAGATATTGCTGTAAGTGCTAATGATGACATTACGTTTACTGATACTTCTAAAATATTAATGGGTGCAGGTAGCGATTTACAAATATATCACGATGGCTCAAATTCTTTTATAAGGGATTTAGGTACAGGAAATTTATTAATTGATTCTAATGGTGCAGAATTAAAATTACGAGTTAATACTACTGAAAATGCGTTAATTGCTAATAGTAATGGCTCTGTAGAATTATATTACAATAATATTAAAAGATTTGAAACTACAACAGCAGGAGCAGAAGTAACAGGAAACCTAGTAGTTACTGGAACTATCACAGGAGCAGGAGGTTCATTCTTGCCACTCGCAGGAGGTACTATGACAGGCAATACCTTACACGGAGATAACATAAAAGCCTTATTTGGAAATTCTAATGAATTAGAAATATATCACGATTCTACAAATAATATTATAAAATCAAATAGTGGTCAATTAAAATTATTATCAAATGCTATTTTGTTAAGAAATAGTGCTGATGATGAAACTTTATTATCTGGCTTTGCTAATGATACAGTTATTTTATATAATAATAATATAGAAAAATTTAGAACACTAGGTTCAGGTGTGTCGGTTACAGGTGCTTTATCTACTACATCAAATGTAACAGTAGGAGCAAATGCAACCTTTGTAGATAACGGAAAAGCCTTATTTGGTGCAGGTTCTGACTTAGAAATATACCACGATGGTTCTCATAATTATATTAAAGGAGCACCTAATTTATATATACAAACTAATGGAGCATTTAATGTAGAAACAGTTTCAGAAGTAGATATAATAAAAGCATCAGCAGGAAGTAGTGTAGAACTTTATTTTGCAGGAACTAAAAGGCTAGAAACAGTTACAGCAGGTGCAAAGGTTACAGGTAATTTAGAAGTAACAGGCACAATTACAGGAAGTGGTGGTTCGTTCTTACCTTTAGCAGGTGGGAATATGACAGGTAATACTACTCATAATGATAACGTAAGGGCGCAATTCGGAGCAAGTAATGACTTACAAATTTACCACGATTCAAATGTAAGTTATGTTAGAGATGATGGAACTGGTGGTTTCTTTTTTACGACTAATGGCGATGCTATGCATTTTCAAGATAATACTGGAGAATATATGGCAAAGTTTATTAAAGATGGAGCAACAGAACTTTACTTTAATAATTCTAAAAAAATTGCAACTACAAACACAGGTATATCAGTAACAGGAAATGCAGCATTATCGGCAGGGTTTTCTATTCCTGATGGTCAATTTGGAAAATTTGGAACAGGAGATGATATAATTATAGGGCACGATTCTACAAACTCTATTATTAGAAGTGCAACAGGAGATTTCTTTATAGACCAATCAGCAGTAACTAAATCAATGATTTTTAGAGTATCAAATGCAAACGCACTAGATACAACTGCCTTAACTATTAATAGAGAAGGAGATTTAACTACAGGTGCAGATGTTACTATTGCAGGAAACTTAACTGTAAATGGAACGACTACAACTATAAACACACAAACACTAGCAGTAGAAGATCCTTTAATAGAACTATCAAAAGACAATGCAGCTAATTCTGTAGATATAGGTTTCTATGGTAAATACAATGATGGAACTGCTA